ACCCTCACGATCAACGGGAGGCAAGTCTCTGTCGACGACAGCTTCCTAAGCCTCCCGCGTGAGGAACAGGACGCGACAGTCGAAGAGATTGCCAAGTCTATCCCGAGCCCCGAACCATCGGGCGCCTACGCTGGCGCCAAGCACGGCGTAGCGCAGCTCACGCACGGCATCGCCGAGACGGCCAAGCAGAACTTCGGTATCGGCTCCGGCTACGACACCCGCGACCCGAACTACGTCCCCGCGGATCCGTACAAGCCGAGCCAGTGGGGCCAGCTCATAGCTGAGAACGTCCCCAGCATGGGTTCCGCCATCCTCGGCGGCAAGGTGGCCTCATCCATGGCCCCTGGCGCCTGGAAGGTCCCTGCGGCCCTCCTGGGAGCCGCTGGCGCCGGCTGGCTCATGTCCTCCGGTGACACCATCAAGGACCGAGCTGCCAACAACGGGCACGAGACGCCGACCACCGCAGATAAGGTCATCGGCAACCTCACGTCCGGTGCTGCCTCCGCGGCCGGCGCGATCCCCGCGGCCCGCCTCGTTCCTGGCCTCAACCGAGTGGCCGGAGCCGGCGCATCCGCAGCGGCCAACGCTCTCGCCAAGGCCGGCATCACCGCAGCCTCCGGCGTTGCTGGTGGCGCGGCTTCTGACCTCGCTAATCAGGTTGGCACCACTGCCGGCACCGACCAGGGCCTCACCGTGGACCCCACGCGCCTCGGCGGCGCTGCCATCACAGGCGGCGTTGTGTCAGGTGCCCACGCCATGGCGCCCCTGGCTGGCGACCTCACGCGCTCAGCGACCCTCGGCAAGTTTGTCGGAGAGAACGCCGACGCGTCCAAGAATTACGCCACGCGCCTGGAAGCGGCCGGCAACGGAGACCTCGGTAACGCCAAGGTCGACGAGGCCGCGCACCAACGTGTCGTGGCCGACCTCAAGAACGAACTGGGTGCTTCCGCCGCCAATGTCGACAAGCAGGTCAGCCTGTCGCAAGAGGCCAAGAACACGCTCAGCGCTCTCCAGCGTGGAGAGAAGGTCAACCCCGAAGAAGTCGCACGTATCGAAAGCGAGACAGCCGGCGCCCCAGATGGCGCAAATACGGCTCTGCTGGCGCGCACGCTGCACGTCTCCGGCATGGCGGCCGAACGCGGCTCACACAGCAATCGTGGTTGGGCTGGCGGCGTCTCCGGCGTCATGGACAAGAACCTCGGCTTCCTGCTGAACCCCGCCCGCCTCGCGGGTGGTGCGGCAGCGACGGCGCTGGGCATGCACTTGCTCGGCACCAGCAACCCGCTGTTCGGTGGGGCCCTTGCGGGCACCTACGGCGCCTCACGCATGGTCGACAACCTCACCGGCATGCGCTCGCCCGCGAAGACGTTCGCTGAACACTTCGCCGACCGCAACGCGCAGCTCCGTCTGCCTCCCAACACGCCCGCTGCTCCTGCTGCTCCCCCGCCTCCCGGTGGTGGTGCTCAAGGGCCGTGGGGGCCGAAGCCGCTCGCGCAGCAGTCGGTGCCCCAAGCCGGCGTGCAGCAGCCGCAGCCTCAGGCGCCGATCACTCCAGGCACTCAGCCCTGGAAGGCGCCCCAGGTCGCGCAGCTCCCGAACATCAGCCCGATGGCGCTGAACAATCTGCAGCAGCAGCTCAAGGCCGGGTTGCCGCCCGCGCCCCAGGCGCCCGCAGCTCCGAAGCCCGAGCCGCAGATCGACCCGCTAAACCTGCCGTCCTCCATCACGAAGTCCGCGAAGAACCTTATGGGTGGCGCGGCTGTGGTGCAGGAAATGCGGCAGAAGGAGCAGGCCCGAGCCGCTGTAGCTCAGCTGCCGTCTCCCGCAGTGGAAGGCGCGCCGCTCGACGTCACGCAGAACCCGCAGATCGGCAAGCGAGCCTCACAGCTCGTGAGCGCTTCAAAGGCTCTCGCAGCGTTGACGCGTGATCCCGCGGCAGAGGCGGCAGCAGCCGCTGAAGTCAAAGCCCAGAAGGATCAGGCCGCCGCCGACAAGGCCCAGGCCCGCGACGCCGCCAAGGCGCAGTCCGCCACCGAACGTGCGACGGCCTTGGCCGAACGCGCCAAGGTGAAGGCCGATGCTGCCGCTGTCAAAGCCGAACAGGTGAAGCAGCGAGAAGTGGCCAAGGCCGAGCTAGCGCATGCCAAGGAAGCGGCCAAGCTCGCCGCCGCCAAGCTGAAAGCCACCGCGCAGCCCAAGGCCGCCCCTGAGGCGCCGAAGGCCGCACCGCAAGCCGAGAAGGCCTACGCGCCGATCCCCGACGAGCTACTGACCCGCAAGGGCCTCAGTGACGAGCAGGTGTCAGCACGTGAGGTGGCTGATTACGCCCCAGGTCTGCAGAAGAAGTACGCTCAGAACATCCAGTTCCGACGTTCGACGCTGCGCAACCGGCTTGAGGATATCGCCAACGAAGCCAACGACGTCGACAGCTCTGCGCTGGGCAAGCTCTATCACCAGATGGACCACAGCCACAGCCAGTCGGAAGTCCAGCGCCACCTCGCGCATTGGACATCCAAGATGGACCCTTCGACCAAGAAGGCCGTCCACGCCGCCGTGGCTCCACTGCTGAAGCTTTGGAAAGAATGACGAACAAAATCGTGAGGGGGGTCAAGATCAAGAAGATCCCCCTCTTCGGCCGAGTAGACAAGCGTTGCCGCCCGCGTCCCGACATCAGTGCTCTCCAGAAGGAGAAGTGGCAGGACCCGGAGTTTCGTGAGCGCATGAAGAAGCGCGACGAAGACCGCATCGCAGACCTCAAGGCCAATCCCGAGAAATACTCCAACGCGGGGATCCCCTGGGGTCACACCCGCGCATCCGTGCAGCCCCTATGGGACCGCGCCAACGAACTAGCCGATAGGTTTATCAAAATCATGGAAGACAAAGGCGAACTGCCGCGCGACGAAGTCGTGCTGCTTGCCACCGAAGACGGCAAGGTTGAAACCGTGACGGTCCCGTCGACCGAAGACGGTATGGCCAAGGCCGCCCTGCGGGAAGCCTTCCTGTATGCGGTAGGCCCCGGCGATAAGAAGACCAAGATCCAATACATCAACACCGTGCTGGCGTTCACGAAGTCGAAGCCCGAGAGCAAGTCCAAGCTGACGCTCAACAAGGCTGAGGACTTCCTCGACAGCATCATGAACGATGATTGAGAACGCCACCGAGCGCCAGAAGGCGGCTCGCAAGCGTCTCTACGAAGACTTTGAGTTCTACTGCAAGCACTGCGTAAAGATCAGGTCGAAGGATCAAGAGATTGTCCCCCTCGTCCTGAACCCAGTGCAGAAGCGCTTTGCCGAAGCCATCATCCGTATGGAAGAGGCGGTCGGCTATGTGCGCTTCGTCGTCCTAAAGGCGCGACAGCAGGGCCTCTCAACGGTCATCTCCGCTTGGCAATACTTCAGACTATCCCAGCGCAAGGCCTCCAAGGGCCTCGTGATGGCGCACGAAGCGCTCAGCACCCAGACGCTGTTCGACATGTACAAGCTCATCCACGAAAGCGTGCCTGAGATTGTCCAACCGCACGCCAAGTACAGCTCACGCACCGAGCTGGTGTTCGACAAGATCAAAAGCGCCCTCCGCGTTGCGACCGCAGGCGGCCGAGGCGTTGCCCGTGGTGAAACCCTCACCGTGGCCCACCTCTCCGAGGTCGCGTTCTGGCCTCCCGCGCACGCCAGCGCGAACTTCAACGGTCTCGTCAAGGCCGTGCCGAAGAAGCCAGGGACCGCAATCTTCTTGGAGAGCACTGCGAACGGCATGACCGGCATCTTTCACGAGATGTGGATCGCTGCCGAAGAGGGCTCCAGCGGCTATTGGCCGTTTTTCTCCGCGTGGTTTGAGAGCCAAGAGTATCGCACTCCCGCTCCAGCTGATTTCCAGCGAACCCCCGAGGAAGCGGAGCTGATCAAGATCTACGGGCCTAAGGGCCTGACTGATAACGACCAGCTCTTCTGGCGCCGCCAGGAGGTTGCGACGAACGGTCTCGACCTGTTCAAGCAGGAATACCCCTCGTGTCCCGAGGAGGCCTTCCTCAGCACTGGCCGGCCCGTGTTCAACCTCGACTACATCCACGAGCGCCTCCGAGACCCAGAGCGCAAGAAGCCTGTCAGCCTGATGGCTGTCGATCCCGTATATGACGAGAAGTCCGGCAGAGAACTCCCGCTGCGTATCCTCAGAGAAGACCCGAGGGGCGAGCTTAAAGTGTTCTACCCGGTCGATCCCGCGCAGACATACGTGATCGGCGCCGACGTAGGCATGGGCATCAAAGGACAGCAGAAGGGCGGCGGGCGCAAAGACGGTGACCCATCGGTCGCGCAGATCCTCGACAGTCAGAAACGGCAGGTCGCAGTGTGGCGCGGCATCGCGCACCCCGACGTGTTCGCCAAGATACTCATCGCGCTCGGCTACCACTACAACAGCGCGCTGATCGCGCCTGAACGCAACAACCACGGCCTCGTGACGTGCGTCGCTATCCGCGATGCTGACTATCCGTATCTCTACACGGACGTCGCTG